GTCTTCGTAGTCCAAGTACCTGTCGAGGTTGATCTGCTGCAGCTGATACTTCCCAGCAGTACCAGCATCGTAGGGACAATGCTGGGGGGTGTAGGTCATGTCCGCGCCTGTGGCGGCGCCAGCGGATGGAACGCTGTTGATCAGCAATCCGTCCAGACGGCCGGTCGTGCCGGTGTCGGTGGCAGGAGGCGATGGTACATTGATCCCCATGCTGTTGAACAAGCCAGCAGCCTGAGGTAGGGTGGTGCCTCCCTGGGTATCTTTGCCCTGGGGTAGGAAGCGAGACATGGCGTTGTAGCCATACTCCTGTGCTCCCGAGGTGGATTGGATCTGTCCAGGGGGTTTTGCCCAGTCGATCGGTGAAAGGACGATGTGGCAGTCCCAGTTCTCGGTGCCAGACTCCTTGATGCCTGGGGGAGCTGAGATTTCTATTGCCTGGCGAACCTTGACCACTACGGTGGGCTCGGTATTGACATCGGGGTAACCCTTGAGGTCATCGAGCTGCAGGTCGTGAAAAGGATCAAGAGCAAACTTGAGCCAGTCACAACCCTCTTTGGTGATCTGACGCGATTCGCACAGACCGTGGAGGGGGTCTTTTCCTCTCACGGCTGCCATGAGTTGCTGTGGGGTAGGTGTGATCGATGGTTCCGCCATCGCGGTAGTGCTGTTTTGTCCTGGTGTTGCAAGGACACAACCGTCGAGAGCGGTTGTCGGGCCGGCATGCCCTGTGGAGAAAGGTGTTAGGAACCGGATACAAGTATACACTAGTACCCTACCCAGTTTCACGACCGTAGCAGTCAAGGTCGTGCTCCACCACCTACCGATGAGTCATTGAGGACCCTGGAAGCCAGGGCAGCCAAAGCCACAAATGTGCGGAATTTGCACATCGCCGCGATCCTGACGGATCTCGGTCCAGTAATCTGGCCGGGGCGGGTAGTGCTGCACGAAGTTGTCCATGTACTGTAAGACTCCGCAAGCCGCGTTAGTAAGATTGTCATGCAATAAGCAAGCGAAGTTATAGCACATCGGGGGCTCAAGCTGGTACATGGCAGGAGTCCGCTCACGCACGTAGAGCTGCATGGTAAAGCAAGCGTCGCGCACTGACTGGGTGAAGTGGATATACATCCACTGCTCATTGACGAGCATGTCATTGAGAATCTCCAGGTCAGTGTGCCTAGCAACGAGAAGAGCAATACGGGCTAGGGCGAACTGCCTCCCCGAGACAGTGACAGGAATTGTGTCTACCATCTCGATGTCCTCAGGCGTGTCGTCGTCCACATCCATCGCCTCTATCGGCGAGGTCAGCTCGAAGTTAGCAAATTCGAGAAGCAACTCCTCAGCATTTGGAAGAATATCAGGCAATGAGGAGTCAGAGAACGGCGAAGTAGAGCGGGAGCCGGGAGGGCTGGGTGGCGCCGAAGGAGGTTCTCCAGGAGGTGGAATTGGTTCGAAAACTCCAGCACCAGAATCAGCAGAAGGCTGCGCAATGGGCGCCGCAAACCTAATGGCGGCCAAGGCAGCATCGGTAGATACCGAACTCTCGCTCGACGGATTGTGCGTGATGACAGCATGGTCCGTCGGTGGAAGGAAATGTTCATCGGCAAGGAAAGGTGCAGTCGGTTCCGTCGTGAACTTATGGATACGGCGGGTGAATTCCGACTGGAAATCACCTAGAAACTCCTTAATCGGGTAATAGCATCCGTTCTCGGGGTGCTCGAGGTGACAGTCGTAGATGTCTTCAATCGACTTCGCGTTGCGCAGTTTCTCGTCAACTTCACGGAGCTGCGCGGCGGTCACGTTGAACTCCCTCGCGGCGAACTCAAAAGCATGCTCGCTGAAGCCCTCCGATTTGTGTTGATTCCCCAATTTGATTTTCTCGGCAACTTCCTTGTCAAGTGCGGCCAACTCCTCGTAAGTGCGATCCTCGGTAGGCCTAAGCTTGTGTTTGAAGAGGGTCGCAAGGGCGCAGACATAAGCGCCAACGATAGGAGCATCACCATCGGTGAAATTATAGCCATCCAACTTGAGACAGAAACGATCTTTATCGTCGCCGAGTGAGGCAGAGAGGCGTGCAACGGCTCGAGAGATTTTACAATAGGAGCCGTGCTCCGGAATCCAAATGCGACTAAGGTACTCCGGATAGTCAGCGAAGGGATCGACAAAGTCGACTTCGCGAACGAAGCCGTCCTGCCGGTCGCAGTACTTAAGAGCGCAAGCGTAAGTGTGATCACAGACGAATGGTACTCCCGGGTTCAGAGCGTCATCACCAAAGAACTGGCCAAGCCACCCATAGGCAAGGAGCAGGAAGCTGTCTTTCACCTGCTCTGCCGTGAAAAGCGTGCGGAAACGGTCCTGGTGCCACCTCCCGTCCTCTTGGATCTTGCGGAGGTAAGTTTTAAACATGACGAACGAAATCTCGGGGTACGGTTTCTCGGTCTTCCAATCGAGGCCCATAACGTACTCGCCATGCTCCAGGGTCCCATCTTGTTCCATCATGAAGAAAATGCACGCGATGGCAATGGTCTCAAGAGCTCTTGTCGCAAAGACATAGGAATTCAAATAGGTAGTGATGCCGGTGCCACTACTGTTCTTCCATTTGGTGTTGACGGTTCTTGGATGTGAAATGCCGGTTTGCAGCGTGAGGTTGAAGCAGTTGTCATAGATCTTGAGTGCTTCAGCCTGCTCCTCTTTCACAATGTATCGCGAAATGAGGAGTCGAAGACGTGCATTGGAGAATTCACTGTGCTTGTCGTCGGCGGTCTTGTAGTCGACGGCAATCATGCTAGGCGGTTTCCTGTGTTCGGATCGGGCAACAGAGAAGTGGCGTGTGGCTTGCTCAACAGTTTCTGCAACAGCAGTTCCTAGGTCAGTCGCGGATTTCCCGACGTCATTCCAGTGAGCGCCAGCCAGCATCAGAGTGATGGCCTGTCCTAATCTGCAGGAATTAATAGAGACCTCGTTGTTGGGGTTCTGAACCACCCTGGGCATCTTGGGTGCCGCATCAGGTTTGGTGTGAATAATCTCCTGTTTGAGGAGGAGGCGATGTGAATCGCTGCCTTCCGGCATACCCCCCATGCCCGCTGCGACTTGAACGGCGCGTTGGGCCGGGCGCGTGCGCTTGGCCACGACGTCCTCTACGGTGGCGAGCTGGATGCTGCCATGTTTTGGCGCGCCCTCCTCGAGGGAGCGTGCGTGGAGGAATTTGTCGTGACAAAGCTTGGTGATACTTATCCAATCGCGCGAGGGTACAGTGTCGTTGGTGTTGTCGACAAAATGGTACTTGATGGCGGCCTGCATTGCAGCCTCATTAGGGATAGTAAATGAGGCTTTCATCGAAGTGATGGGGGGTGCAACGGGGGTCGCCTTGGCCCGACGGTCCTCCTCTTCTTCCTCTGGCGAAGTTGAAACTCCCGGTGAAATGTACATAATGTTAGGGAGAACAACCTGGAAGCTGACACACTTCAAAACCTCGCAGAAGGCCGTCATGCGTGGCACGTCTTCAATGCCGACGTGGAAGGTGATGCGTTTCTGCATCTCCTGCATAGTGAGGCCGCGGGGGTTCGTATGGTGTGTCACTCGGAGAAAATCCAAAATGTATTCGGGAATGACAATGGAGGACCCGGGATCCGTCGCGTGTGCATATTTGAAAACCACGACGGGCCGTTGGGGCGTTCCGCACCTCCCCACCAAGATATCCCTGGTGTGGGGGCGCTTAGGATCAGCAGGTACAAGCACGACGTTAGTCGCAGGGCCGAGTCGCCCGAGTGGCACGTCATATGGTGTATCGTCGATGGGATGGCCCTTGGTCCAAATCGTTAGCTGGTTCACGACAGCAAAGGGCAGGTTGACGGTTGTGACGGGACACATGAAGACTACTTGCTTAAGGCAGTCCGGCTGGGGGTAACGGACGACCCGGTACACGGTGTATGCGCTGTGGTCTGTTGTTGGCAAAACGACCACGTCTGACTCACCAAAATTCCAATGTTTCTGGTTGCGCCAGACGCTGGATACCTGCTCCTTGCCGATTACCTCGCAGTAAGTTGTTGCGGAGTCGGCGAAGAAGGTGCCTTCAAGGCTGGTCCCAGCAAGGTCCGGGTAGTAAGAAGCCCAAATAATCATAGGGAACCCGGAGAATTGAGAGATGGTGTCCATGTAGCTGATCGTGTCGATGATGCTGACAACGAGTAGGCCACCATCCTTCGGGTGCTGCAATACACCGTCGGATTTGAAAAGGTCAGCGGTCGCAGAACGGGGCGAGTGAGAAAGGTCCTTGTTGGTGTTGATGGGCCTCTCGCCAGCGGCAGGAATGTCGCGTGGGCACTGCGAAAGAGAGTTGTCCCAGGTTCGTCCTCCAAGTTTCTGGACGAAGTCGCGTAGGCTAGAGACCGTAGCGTGACGGACAGCAGCCTGGAGCGGGTGAGTTCCACCTTTCTCGCCGGACGTCTTCGCTGCTACGCTTTCCAGCAGTGGTGGCCGGTAGCGCAGGGCAGCCGAGAGGAACGTCGTGCGGTGGTCGAGGCGGGCGGTAAGAGCTGGGAACTTCTCTTCAGGGTCGGGTATCGTGGCGCCGTTGTGGTGTAAAGTATGGTCCTTGATAATCTGATCGACGGTCTTAGATCGATCAGCCACTAGTGCGCGGAGTTTGGAGTGAGTTTTGCATGCCTTTGCATCAGTCCCATCAGGGGCAAACACATTGGCGAGCGATTTGCGGGTTCTGGGCAGCAGCCTGGCAAGCAGGGATTCAGGGCTGCGCTCAGATGGAGTACCACTGTCCCCGATAAGTTTCACACCGCGCCCCCAGTGAACGGGGAGGCAGCAGACAGCGCCAGGGTATTCGCGCTGATCGAGGGACCAGATATACTCGCAGCTAGCACCGCACACCAGATCTAACATACTTTTGTAGGTGCGCTCGACCGACCGCGTCCGCGTGCCAAAGCAGGTGTAGCCAAGAAATGGTACGGCATAGCTGCCTGGCATAGCCACCCAGTCTGCGACCGAGTAGTAGGGACGGCATTGCGGTGTTGATGCTAATGCCATCCGGACAGTTGCCTCCTTCTGACGGCTTTTCTGTGGCATAACCACAGGGCCAGCATGGCCAGAGGCGGCGAGAGGTGCAACGGCCGACGGCGCACTGGCCGGCATGGCTGCGGGTAGACGGGCTCGCTCCGTCTTTCGTGGGGTGGGGGGCTTCCCCTTCGGGTGCTCCTTCTTTGAAGAGCTGTGCGCTGTGGTCGACATGGCCGACCGTAGAGTGTTGTCGTACACCTACAAAACGGAAGAATCGCG